TTGGCAAAGATGCCAGCAGGTAAGGTAAAGGCTAGGAGAAAGTTCTATGAGAATAAAGCGAATGACATGATGGATGCAGTTAATGCACAACTCATGAAAAACTCTGATTCTCGTATGCCTATCTCCAACACAAGTAAATCAGTAACAACACGAGGAAGGCGACCTTCTTTTCAGAACTAGTCTTTTTCTTAATTAAGGAGATGAAACAATGTCTACTACTAAAGCATTTCGTGGTTTCATTCCTGCTCGTAAAAAAGGTGGTGCCTATAATAATGAGGCTGTAACCGACATGATCACGTTGACTTCAACTGGCATGGCAGGTTCACCCACCAACAACATTTTTACTGGCGACCCTGTGGTTTTACCGGGAGCTAACTTTGCAACTATTTCACCATATGTTGCAGGTACTCTTAAACCTTCTGGTGTTTTCATGGGATGTCAATATGTTGAAAATGGAGAGCAAAAGTTCGCACGTTATTGGAACGGTGGAACGAGTGCCACGGATATTAAATTCTTTGTAATAACTGATCCAGATCAGACCTATTACATTCAAGCGTCCTTGTCATTGTCGGCTGCAGAGTTGGCGATTGTCAAGAACTATAACGTAACCGTCAGTTCTACTGCTTCATCTGGTAATACAACTACTGGTCAATCCAGTTATTACGTAGATGGTGCAAGTGGTGCTGAATCCGAAAAACAAGTACGAGTCGTTGGTAAAGCCAAGTATCCTGATGAAAAGGATTCTGATGCTTATCCAATCGTAGAAGTCTGGTTGAATATGCACCGTGACCGATACGTAACGGCTACGGCTTCTTCGGCATAATAGGGAGGATTTATTATGGCTATAAATAGAGCTAGTATTAGTAAAGAACTCCTTCCCGGTCTTAATGCCGTATTTGGAATGGAGTATGGAGAGGTGAACAATGAGCATGAGCCTCTCTTTGAAATCGAGAACTCGGATCGTGCCTTTGAAGAAGAAGTACTCTTCACTGGTTTCGGTACTGCACCTACTAAAGGTGAGGGTTCCGCAGTTTCTTATGATGACGCACAGGAAAGCTACACGGCCCGTTATACGGCTGAGACTGTAGCTCTTGCCTTTGCTGTCACTGAAGAAGCAATGGAAGATAATCTGTATGATACGTTTGCTAAACTTCGTGCGAAAGGTCTTGCACGAGCAATGGCAAATACCAAACAGGTGAAAGCTGCAAACATTTTCAACAATGGTTTCTCTGATACTATTGGTGATGGTGCTGCATTCTTCTCTGCGGCTCACCCAACTATTTCTGATGGTAATCAGTCCAACCTTTTGGCTGCGTCTGACCTATCAGAAGCAACTCTTGAAACTGCACTAACGTCTATTCAGAAGATCAAGGATGATCGTGGTATTCTGATTGGTGCTAGTGCTGTTTCTTTGCACATCCCTGTTGATTATTGGGCCGTTGCTGACAAAGTACTCAGCAGCCCTGGTAACACAGGAACCAGTGCAGCAGATGCCAACCCTAACACGAATGCTATCAATGCTGTTCGTCACATGGGTATGGTGCCTGAAGGCTACTTCATCAACCGTCGCCTCACTGATACTGATGCGTGGTTCGTTAAAACTGATGCACCGAATGGAACAAAAATGTTCATTCGTTCTCCGCTTCAGACTAAGATGGAGCCTGACTTCGATACTGGAAACCTTCGTTTCAAAGCCCGTGAGCGTTATAGCTTCGGTGTCTCTGATTGGCGTGGGTTCTTCGGTTCCGCTGGCTAATGCAACTATAGTAGAGAGGGGTAGTATAATGCTACCTCTCTCATACTTATAAGGAGATATCATGACAACAAATATTAAAGTTGGAATTGCAACAGGTGATGCAGTTCTTACATATGTAGAAGACGATACAACTGTAGGAAGTAATGGTGCTGGTGATAGCCCACAGCCTACAACAACTCGTATCTTGGCTATACACGCATTGGCTACGGCTGCTGGTTCTTATTCAATCAAAGGACAAAAGCAGATTACCAATAAAACAGCAGAGGGTACTGCAATTAAATTTCAAGTAGCTGCCAATGAAGCAACTGACATTTATATGGGGGAACTTGGAGTTCCTGTCTATGGTGTTGTTAGTGTATCTGGTCCTACTGATGGATGTGTATTAACTGCATTCGTAGGCTAATCATGGCAACCTATGCAGATTTAAAATCAGCCATTATTAATACAACTGAAAATGATGGCACAGAATTTACTAATGAGATACCTAATTTCATTAGCAGGGCAGAGATACGTCTGACCAAAGATATTGATGATGCTGGTCTGGATGAGTATACTGCTATTACGCTTACGGCTGGTAATGCAGTTGTAAGTCTTGGAGACAGGGTGCGTATAGTTCGTAATGTAAACTTTACAACCAGTGCCTCCAGTATTAAAACAAATCTGTTACAAAGAACAATCGAATATTGTAATGACTACTGGCCTGTGAGTGCTTCTACAGGTACACCTCGTTACTACGCACGTAAGAATAACACTTCTATATTTATTGTACCAACTCCTGCATCTACTGTAACAGGAGAAGTACAGACAGTTTCACAACCTTTGGCTCTTGCTTCAGCTACAGGAACAAGTGTTACAACACAAAACTATTTTAGCAACTATTGTTATGATGCTTTATTCTACGCATCAATGATGGAAGCTACAATGTACATGAAAGATTGGAATACAATTCCTGCATGGCAACAGCAATATGAAGCAGCAATAATTACACTTAGAAACCAAGCTAGAAGGACACGACAAGATGATATGGCAGTTGCTGCATCACCTGCTGGTGGTCCTGATACTTTACAACAGGGAACACCATAAAGGGATCGATAATAGTTATGACTAATCGTTCTAGTGTTAGGAAACAGATTATGAAGTCACCAAAGAAAAAACGTAAACCAAAACTAGGGAGTGGGGCTAGATTCAAAGCCCTGACAGCACAACTAAAGAAACGTGGAGCAAAAAATCCTAAAGCTCTTGCAGCATTTATAGGCCGTAAGAAATATGGTAAAAAGAAAATGACAGCAATGGCAAAGAAAGGTAGAAAGAGGAGATAATAATGGATAAGAAAACCGTAGCAGTTGTAGAACAACCTGCTAAAGTAGAAACAAAACCTGTACAAGAAGATAGTAGTCTTGGAATAGGTATAGCAATTATTGCAGCTATTTGTATAGGTGCATGGTTTATTTATAGAAAATATAAGAAGGAGCAATAAAATGGCTGGACCCCATACTCTAATTAAACGTCCTCATAACCTAGATGAGATTGTAGGTAGACCTACAGGACAAGGGTATGGGGCAGCACGAAAAGGACCAGATGTAAAAGGTCCACCCCAAGATGTTGTAGTTGATGAAAACTATGATGAAAGTAAGTCTTTTAAAGTAGAGAATTAATTATGGCTGAAAAACTTTCTCCTAGATTACAAAAAATGAAAAAAAGAAATCCTAAAAGATTTGCAGAGTACATGGCTCTTAAAAAAAGAACAGGGCGTACTTCAAGAGATGCCGCTAGAAAAACTGTAGATAAAACTATTAAAGGTACTCCAGCAGAAAAAGCAGCAATAGCTAAAGGAAAAAAAGCTGCTATTAAAGCTAGAAAAGAAGGTAAGTCTGAAAAAGCAGCAAAAGCTCTTGGTAAAAAAATTGCTTTAGATCAGATGAAAACTGATAGAAGCAAAACTAATGTTGAAGCAGCATGGACAGCGGCAACTATTCTTCCTTTAGGTCTAGGACAAACAGCAAGAGGAATACGTACTGCTTATAAAAGTGGACAAGCTGTTAAAAAATTAGTTTCAGATAGAGCTAAAAAAGAAGCTGCAAAAAAAGCTGCCGCCGCTGCTAAGAAAAAAGCTGCTGATGCAGAATTAAAAAAGAAGTTGGCTGCAGCACGATTAAGAGGTAGTGTAGGAAAACAATTTAATCAAAATGTAAGTAAATTAAAACGAGCTACTACTGCATCAAATAAAGCTTCTGCTGCTGCAAAGAAAGCAAATCAAGCATCTCGTAAAGCTACTTCTACAGTTACTAAAGGAGAAAAAGCTGTTAAAGCTGCTAATGTAAAAGGTCGTGGTAAGATGAAAGAATTTATTCCAAGAACTGCAATAGATCCTGTTAAAAGTTTAAGACTTATGACACCTGCAGTTGCTACAGTTGCAAGAGTAGATTCTGCAAATAAAAAGAAAGCTGCAGACAATAAAGAAAAAATTATGGTAAATAAAAAACCTAAACCTAAAGTTGTATCTGCTCCTCTTCCTAAACCAAAACCTAAACCTAAAGTTGTATCTGCTCCTCTTCCTAAACCAAAACCTAAACGTAAATCTAAAATTAAAGATTTTACTGATGTAAATGAAATTGATTATGATACAGATAAAGACGAAGGTAATGGAACAGAAGAACGTAAAAGTCTTGGTGAAGCTATGTTTGGTGGATTTAAAACTGGAGACTTTACACCAAAAGATCAAACAGTTAAAAATCCATTTACAGGTAAAGATATGGAACTTAAATATGAGTATCCTGATGATCCTGATGATGGTATGAAAAAGGGTGGTAGTATTAAAAAGAACATGAAGAAAACTAAAATAAAGAAACGTGCTGCCCTACGTGGATATGGTAAAGCACTCAGAGGATTTTAATGATTAGTGCAGAGTTTTTAAAACGATATGAACAATCTGTAGAAGCAGGAGAAGATGATTATAGTTTAGTAGACCATAGTTGTGTTAAACCTTTAAAAGAAAATTTTGATTGTTTTGATGAGTATTGGAAAGAACTTACGCATTATTTAAAAGAAAAGTATAAGTATACATATGGTAGCAAAGCGCAGAAAAAGTAATATGAAAGGGATTACCATTGGTAGGGGTATGAAGCGTCCTACCAAGGCTGGTGCTGGTATGACCAAGAAAGGTGTAGCCAAGTATCGTAGACAGAATCCTGGTTCTAAATTACAAACTGCTGTTACTGAAAAAAAACCTACTGGTAAACGTGCAGCAAGACGTAAATCATATTGTGCTAGGTCTGCAGGGCAAATGAAGAAGTTTCCCAAAGCTGTCAAGA